GTGGTTGCAATGAAAAAATTAAAACTTAAAGAAGACGAAAAAGGCAACAAAGTCACAGATGTAAGGGGTATAAGAGCGGCCTGTAAAGTAATGAAAACAAGATATGCCAAACCTTTTGAAAGTGTGCAGGTAAAAATTCCATATGACACTGGTATGGATCCTTATTCAGGTTTACTTGATCTTTTTGAGAAAAAAGGTATAATAGTGCAACAAGGAAACCGTTTGAAGTACATAGGTCCAGATAAAAAAGAAATCATAGAGTTCCGAAAAAATTGGAGTGCAGATAAATTAACACAAGTCATGACTGACTTTAGTAATTTAGCAACTCTAACCGAGGAACCAAAGGATGCAGAATAGCATGGATCATGAACAAATTGAAGAAATTTGGACCACTGTATCTCATTATGTCACTGAAAGACAAAAACTTGACTGTGCAGTAAATTTTGTAAAAGTGCTTGTAGATCAAGGAGTAGATATAAAAACTTTGAGAGCCGCACAAGAATACGATGAAAAATTAACAGAAGCAGTTAACATTGTGCTTGAAGATACAGAAGATAACGAAGAAGTAGATGTGTCAAACTATTACGATGAGGATGAATGAGTTGGTACAATATTATAAGCAAAGACATTAGCAAGATTCCAGATTGCATTTTACACTACAACAACGAATATAATGCCGCTAGAAAAGAATGCGGTATATGGGGCAACCTTGAAAAATCATCGGCGGCATTGCCAGGAATAGTTGAACACAGATTTCAGCAACTGCAGGAGATTGAAGCAATATTAGAATATCTTAACATTGAAAAAAGAAAATTAAGAGCAGATCATTTTAGAAAATATCTTGAAAATTATCAAAGAGCACTGTCAAGCCGTGATGTAGAAAAATACGTTGATGGTGAAGCAGATGTTGTAGATTTTGAAAAAATTGTAAATGAATTTGCATTATTAAGAAATCGTTGGTTGGGTATCACCAAAGGTTTGGATCAAAAACAATGGCAACTGACCAACATTGTGAAACTAAGAGTAGCAGGTATGGAAGATGCCACAATCAAATAGAATAATACTTACAGACGTTGACGGAGTACTGCTCGAGTGGGAACATCACTTTACAAAATGGATGTTACAACGAACTTTATTTGACGAAAGAGGAGCAAGATACCACCCGTACAGACTTTTACCTGATAAACAAAACACATATGAAATGGCCGAGCGTTTTGGTCTTACAAAGACAGAAATAAGAAAACTAATACGTGAGTTCAACAGAAGTGCATGGATGGGCACACAAAGACCTTTGCCTGAATCTCAAACCTGGGTAAAACTTTTACATGCAGAAGGCTGGACATTTATACCTATTACTTCACAAACTTCTGATATACCAGCACAAGAATTAAGAAAGAAAAGACTTGCTGAACTTTATGGTCCTAATGTTTTTCAAAATTATCATATACTGGGTACAGGAGCAGACAAAGATTCAGCACTGGCAGAATTTCATAACACAGGTTTATGGTGGGTTGAAGACAAACCACATAATGCAGTAACAGGCCTACAATTCGGACTTAAACCAATATTGATAAATCATACATATAACCAAAGTTTTGAACATCCTGAAATTACGAGAGTAAATAATTGGAAAGACATATATGAAGTTATCAATAACAAGCACAAAACCAATTAAAACGTTCTACCTTAAAGGGGTAGATGGAAAAAATTACGATATTGAATTAGATAAAGAACAGAACATACCTAATCAATGGTATGAACTCCTTATACCTTATGAAGGAGAACACATTGAAATCAAAGACATATTAATAAACAACGAAAGCATAAAAGAAATTTTCTACACTGGATTTTACACAGACGGAGAAGGAAAAAGACATCAACCTGCAAGTGCTGTTTGGTCAGATGGTGGTGTTTACAGCATTTGGATACATACTGAACCAGGAAGAATATGGCAAAGATTCACAGATCAAATTAGATCAGGAGATTTTGGAAAATATCTTTTTGACAAATATCTTTTTACTGTTGATAGACCAACAAAAATTGCAGACTATTTTGATCAAACTTTAAAACACTATTTTGGTTTTGGAGATGGTCCCAATTGGTGGTTAAAAAACGACAGATTTACGCCTTGGACTGAAGTAGATTGGCTAAAAAAAGAAGATTATGATATGGACAATCTTGTAAAAGAATTTGATTCTTGTTTCCCAACAGGCAATTGGTGGTGCGGAAAGATACAAACCAAACACACAAAAAGAGGACTAACAGTTGGACTTGCTGATTTGCCTTTTATACCAATAGATAGTTTGCCAAGCAAATTTGTTCAAGACTTTGTAAAAAAGTTAGGATACAAAAGATTAATTGACATACAAATTCAAACACTTGCACCTAAAACATCTCTACACATACACAAAGATCATCACTATGATAGGGCATGTTATCCTTACACTTCTGGTCCAAAAAAATTTTATTGGACACTAGGTGATCACAAGAATGTGTATTTTAAATTAGGAAATGCAGGACTGTTACCTTTAGAAAAACCACTTTTTATCAACGCAACTGAACATGTTCACGCTGTTGTCAACGAACAAGATCAAGAAAGACACGTGTTGACCATGTATGGAGAACTATAATGTTTTATATTTGGCATACATTATTAATTACGGCTTTTGTTTTTAGTGCTTTTGCACTTGGATACAAATTGGGTATTACAAAATGGAAAACCAAGCGAAAAAAATACTAATCTGTGGCTTACCTGGATCAGGTAAAACTACGTTAGCAGAAATACTTGTCAAACACTTTGATGCTGTTTGGTTAAATGCAGACGAAGTAAGAAAACAAGCCAACGATTGGGACTTCTCGCCTGAAGGAAGAACAAGACAGGCAAACAGAATGAAAAATCTTGCTCAAGAGGCTTTAAACAAAGGCAAACATGTCATTGCGGATTTTGTTTGTCCAACTGAAAAAACAAGAGAAGATTTTAATGCAGATTATGTGGTATGGATGGACACAATCAAAGAAGGCAGATTTGATGATACAAATAAAATGTTTGAACCACCTAAAAAATACAATATCAGACCTTATTTTATGCAGGCGGCAATGTGGGCAAAGTTAATTAGAGAAGACATAGAAAGAACACTTCCATACAAATGGGATAACAAAGCACCAACGGCACAGATGCTAGGACGTTGGCAACCATGGCATGACGGACATCAAAAATTATTTGAAGCCACACTGCAAAAAACAGGACAAGTTTTAATAATGGTTAGAGATGTACAAGGTGTTGAAGACAATCCGTTTGATTTCGAGACTGTAAAAACAAATATTGAAAAAGCACTAAATCCAAAATATAAAAATAAATTTAAAATTATACTTGTGCCAAATATTACAAACATATGTTATGGTAGAGGTGTTGGATACAAAATTGAAGAAATTGTTTTGGACAAAGAAACACAAAAGATATCAGCCACAGCAATAAGACAAAAAATGCGTGATCACGGCAATCTTTAGTAATGAAAAAAGTAAAAAGTTGGTACTTACCTGATAACGAACATCATTTTGAAAGAGAAATGACTAGCAAAAATGTAGATGGTTACCAAGTTCCTAGCAGAAAAGCAACACTCAAAAAAATAAAAAAATTACCTGGATTTATTCCGTTATTGGCTCTTGACGTTGGTGCAAATGTTGGGTTTTGGACGAGAGATCTTGCAAGAATCTTTAAAAAAGTAAATGCATATGAACCACTACCAGAAAATATAGAGTGCTTAATCAATAATGTGCCAGACAAAAATGTATTTGTAAAAAAATTTGCATTAGGTGACAAAACAGAAGTAAAAGAATTAATGATTCCACAAAATGGCAACTGTGGCTCGGCAACTTTTCAAGATTCAAACATTGTTGATAACTGTGAAGTAAACAGATTAGATGTGCTAGTAAAAACTCTCGACAACGAACTTGCTAGTGAAACAACTGAAATGTTACAAAACTGTTTTATTAAAATTGACACACAAGGACATGAAAATGAAGTGTTACAAGGTGCAGAAACTTTTATAAACGTGCATAAGCCTGTTATATGTTGTGAAGTAAGAGCAAATCGAGAAAACGTTAAACCTGCAATAAAATTTTTTGAAAATATTAATTATAAATTATATTTTAATTACAAAAAAGAGTTTACTTTTATATCTAAGCAAAGATTTCCTAAACGTTTTTAGTAAAAACCAATTCAATATTTTCTTTTTGAAGTCTTCTGTTAATCCAAACTTTATATTTGGCTGTTTGAAATTGTTCTACAATAGAGTTTAGTCTATCAAAATTAGTGTCTAAGTCACCTATATTCATTTCACATTCGCATAATATTACTTTGGCTGGCAACGATAGATCTAGTATTTCGGAAAGCATTTCATACCAACGTCCTTCAACATCTAGTTTGATTATGTCTACTTCAGTACCGTACTGCTTTGATATTTCTTCTAGGTTAGTAGTTTCTACAGTGATACAATCAGTATATTCTTTTGGTTTATCTAATTGAAAACATTTTCCATCTCCAACTGGGTCATAAAACTTTTTGCGTTGCCCTGCAACTGTATCATATGCTTTCATATGATGAGTGATATTAAATCCTGCTCTATTGGCCTGATCTGTTGTGCGTTTTGACAAAGGCGTTGGGTCAAACGTTAAAATTTTTGCTTTCCTGTTTTGTCTTCTACATTCAATTTCATATCTAATTTCTCTAGACACACCAAAATTCCAAAACATCTTGGCGTTTTTACGTAATTCATCGGGTGTACTATATTGTTTCCAACGTGTCCAGCCGTTTTTATTTTCTTGACCGCCACTGTAAATTAAAGGAAATTTTTTTTCGAATTGTCTACAACGTTCTGAAATATCCATGCTGAAATATTTATAGTTAAATATTGATATGAAAATATACGTCGGCCATGACAGTAGAGAAGACATTGCTTACCAAGTTTGTGAGCATTCAATCAAGAGAAGAGATCCATCCGCAGAAGTAATTCCATTAAAGCAAAGACAGATGAGAGAACAAGGACTTTACACACGTCCTGTAGATAAATTAGCATCAACGGAATTTACTTTTACCAGATTTTTTATACCATACCTTAATGATTTTAAAGGGTGGGCAGTTTTTTGTGATTGCGATTTTGTATGGCGTATACCTAGTCATGAACTAATAAAATTTTGTGATCCAAGTAAAGCAGTGGTTTGTGTTCAACATGATTATCAACCTAAAGAAGGTACAAAAATGGACGGACAGGTACAAACTGTTTATCCAAGAAAGAACTGGAGCAGTATGGTTCTATGGAATTGTGAACATCCAAAAAACAAAATACTTACACCAGAACTTTTAAACAAAGAGACGCCTAAATTTTTACACAGATTTAGTTGGCTTGAAGATAATGAAATTGGTTCTCTACCTCACGAGTACAATTGGTTAGTTGGTTGGTACAAAGAACCTGCCGATGGCAAACCAAAAATACTTCATTACACAGAAGGTGGACCATGGTTTGATGGATACAGAGATTGTGAATATTCAGATGTATGGAAAAAAGAATTAATTAATTTATTTTCAAACTAATGACAACAGTATTAGATAAATTTGATATTAACAAACACTATTTTGAAGATCCGTATCCTCACGTAATTATTGAAGACGCACTGCCGGAAGACTACTACAACAAATTATACAACACTTGGCCTGTGTCAGAAATCAAAAAAGCATTGCCTATCATAGGCGGACACACATTTAGATATATGTCAAATGATGTTTTAAACAAAAAATTAGTTCCTGTATCAACAGAATGGCAAAACTTTTTTAAGGATCATACTTCTCAAGACTATTATGCAAAAGTTTTAAATATTTTTGAAAAACATATTAAACATATTGATTATCTTAAAAACGAAAAGGTTGAAATTAGAGGTGCAGGAAAAAGTAATGTTGTTACCGAAACACAATTTGTTATACACAATCCAGTAAAAGAAACAACACGTACAGATCATTTAGATAATCCTATTGAAATATATGCAGGACTTTTATACATGCGAAAGCCTGAGGACAATGCAGAGGGTGGAGATTTTGTAATATATAAATCAGATCCTGTCACTGAAGTGTCTAGGAACAACGGCAGAGAAATTTTAAAAAAAACACAAAGAGAAGTTGTAAAAACTATAAAATATAAACCAAACTGTTTTGTTATGTTTTTAAACACAAACACAGCAGTGCATGGAGTTACTCCAAGAATTAATTCTGAGACAGAGAGATTAAGTATCAATATCATTGCAGAAGTTACAGATAGAAAGTATGCAATGTTTCCAATAAGAAAAATTTAAAGAATTTTTAAATCTTTAAGCACACTTACAGCAGTGCCGTTGCTGTATTCTTCAGGAGTAAACTGTTGGTATGCTAAAGAATTAAGCCAACTAGTTGGATCTTGATATTTGAGATTTTCAATTTTTGCATAATCAGTATCACATATAGGTGCGGCAAAACTACGAGGATGACAAAGCACAGGTACTCCACTACAAAGAGATTCAACTGCACTAATTGAACAACTTGTGACACACGCCCAAGCATTTTCTAATTCTTTTTCTATAGGAACCACTGCTTCAGACGGTCCACTTGTGCCTCTGCCTCTAGGTTTGTGTCTAACAACAATTGGTCTATCCGTGTGTTGTTTAAGTTTTGCTATTGTGTTTTCAAGCCAATTTATTTCTTTTAAATAATTGTGAATACCAAAACTACTAGGACATACTAAAATATGTTCTCCTTTTTGCCTTTTGTCTTTTATTTTTACATTAAATTTTGCCAGTCTTTTAGCATCTAAATTTTCTATAAAAGGTACGTGAATATTATTTTTACAAATACGCCAGTAGTGATTGTCTGGTTTAAGATTTTTATTATCAAACCTACCAAAGTAAGGAGTATCAGTAAACCAATAGGTTAATTTTTTGTTTTGAATTTGATGCACAAGGCTAATATTGTTTCCTGTGAATCCCCAAAACATGTATTGGTCTAAAGAAAATGTATTTGTTGCAGAGTTGTCTAAAACTTTTGTGTCATCTGGCCAGGTTTTTTGAACACCGTTGAACACTTCCCAACACTTACTCTGTGGTTTATCAGATGGTGCGTAGATTGTTAGCATCAATAAATTCCTTAAGCATTTCTGCCCATTGTTTGTGTCCTTCTGCACTTGGGTGTGGATCGTTAGGACTGACAACCATTTTTTTATCTAAAACAAATTCATAATGACTCATGTGTGGATTAAAAAATCTTCCCATATCTAGTGCTTCGTAAATTGTTCTGTAATCTTCTGTGTCAATTTGAAAACTGTTTGGTAAGGCATTATACATTACATAAGGAATACTTTTTCTTATAAAATAATTTTGCAAATCAAAAACATGATCTAAAAAACCCATTGTAGCATTACCTTCAATATGCCAACCTTTTTGTTTTTGAATAAACGATATGTTATCCAGTGTTTTCCAGGTTCTCCATGTCAAATCTGTACCTTCAATTCTTCCAGACTTCCAACCATCGTTTGTTACATAATCATTTCTATGTTGACTGCTCCAACCAATTACAGCAAAAATATTTTCTTTGTTATTTTGTTCACACCAGACTTTTGTACTGAAACTAATACGTGAATTTCCTCTGCCACCCATTGCAATATTGGCAAGATCTAAACCATATAAACCAGCCAGTTCTTTTGATACAAAGGTTTCTACACCGTCTTTGGGTCTAGGTGTTAAAAAACTACATCCATTGGAAAACAATTTGCTCATACCAGTATTTTATAATATAATTAGTGTAATAGCAATGATTGTGCAAAACATTTCCAAATTACAGTATTTTCTACAACGTGGAGACTCTACGGATCACTCTATTAGATATAATGTAAATTATCATCCATTGGCTCCAAAAAAAGTATTTGATAGTCCTGAAACTTTTATGATTGAACTAAAAAACGTAAAAGCAAATAGTTGTCCAATGCTAGTAACTGAAGACAATGAAATGCTGACTGAACACATTTGGCCATTGATTCACAAGTATAAAAATAAACCGGATCAAAATCATGGTTGTTGGGCCAAAGGTGAGTGGGGTTCAACAATGAACATAAACATCAAAGAAGTATCTAAATCATTTGCCGAACCATATAAACATGTTTGGTTACCAGTGGACAAAGAATCAGCAGAAAATCCATGGCATGTATGGATAGACATGATATCAAAATTTCGTTTGCTTGAAAAAAGATACACTTTAGAATTTGAAAATTACATTTACATTTTAAGTCGTCAAAGCAATTATTTTGATAAAGTTGCTAAAGAACTTTTTCCCGATCTAAAATATTATGTGATGCCTCCAAACACAACATGGCATTTTGATCACTTGATAGTGCCATCTATGAGTAACACTGATGACGGCGTCACTGTGCCGGAACTACCAAATTGGTTAAGACATAAGTTTACATTAAGAGGCCAAAAACAAAACAAAAAGATTTGGATTAGTAGAGAAAACAGTGTTACTAGAAAAATTTTGAATGAACAAGAGATTATACTTGCACTCAAAGGTTGGCAAATAGTAAAACTAGAGTCAATGAGTTTTTTAGAACAAATGAAACTATTTTCTAATGCTGAAGTGGTGGTTGCTCCCCATGGTGCTGGCTTAATAAATCTTTTATGGTGCTATCCAAAAACAAAAGTTATAGAATTCCAAGACAAAAATATGTTGAGCAAGAAAGTATATCCATTATTATCACATAATTTAGGATTGGAACATTTGACATTCACCGCTGACACTGTGCCAGTAGAGATGTCAAAAAACGGAAAGAAACCAAAAGGTACGAAAAGAAAAAGCGATCTAATTAATTTTAAAATCAATACTAAAGAGTTATTAGATTTTTTTAATAAACACAACATATGATAGCAGGTATACACACCACCAAACCTAGAACTCAACGATATGTTGATGCTTTTGTCCGAGGCACTCCGGGCGAAGAAAAAATTTATCATTTTAGAAAACTTACTAGTTTACCTAAAGAAACATTAACCATGTATGGTATATTAGCAGGTTCTGGAGAGGTGTATAAATGGTGTCAAAAAGAAAACAAAGATTTTTATTTTATGGATCACGGTTACTTTACAAACGCACATGACAATCCTCATTGGCTTAGAATTACAAAAAACAAACACTGTCAAAATGTTATGCAACAAAAAAGTAGCGACAGGTATGAAAAATATTTCAAACGTGAAATACAACCATGGCGAAAAGATGGCAAAAAAATATTAGTGTTACCACCTACTAATGCAATTGCAAATTTTTTTGGTGCTGAAGATTGGTTGAATAATACTTTGACAACATTAAAAAAACACACAGACAGACCAATAGATGTAAGAGAAAAACCTTACAATCCAACTATTGCAGTTGATCATGTGGGTGCCACAGTGAAAATTGATAAACCAACAACAAATCAAGGAAAAATAAATTGGAGAGATTATTATGCTATTGTCACATATAATAGTAACACAAGCATGGAAAGTTTGCATAATGGAGTACCTGTGTTTTGTGATGCAAATAATTGTGCCGCGGCACCAATATCAGAAACAGATTTTTCTAAAATAGAAACGCCTAAATACGAAGACAGATTACAATTGTTTAGCAGTTTGGCTTATAATAATTTCAATCTTGCCGAGATGGCAGACGGAACAGCATGGAGAATACTAAATGAAAGTTGAAATATTTAGAAGAACAGTAAAAGACAGACGTAGAGGCAACAGTTATGAACTACTATATCATCTTGCAGAAGGCATTAAAGCCGCAGGTGACGAACCTGTAATTGTAAATGAAAAACGAACCGGGCCTACTGTCGAAGGTGAAATGGAGCCAACTGCTCCAATGGCCGCCATGTTTGGATACGGTGGTGACAAACAAATGCACCACACAAAAGGAAGAAGAAGAGAATTAGCAAACAGATGCAGAGAAAAAAAGATACCTTTAATCACATTCGATGGGGGACTATTATCAAGTTTTGGTAATGTGTCTACTAGTCCAGATCATCACTTTAGAGTATCTTTGTATACTCCAATGAATGACGGAAACTTTTTAGCAGACAATTCACCATCCGACAGATGGGAAATGATGAGAAAAAAATTTAAAGTCAAATACGAACCATGGAGAAAAAGTAATCCAGATGATCCAATACTCTTTGTTTTACAACCGAAAGACAACTGGAGCATGAACGAACTTGATCCTATAGATTGGTTCAATAAAGTTTACAAACAATTACGTCCACTTACTAAAAGAAAATTTATTGCTAGACCACATCCTAATCATGCTGACAGTATGTACAATAAAAAAGGAGACTTCCCGTCAGACGTAGAATTTGATATACCTATGAGACATTTTACTGGAGACGAAAAAAAGCATTATAGATTTCATTTTCAAGAAGCAATAACTAATTGCCATGCTGTTGTTACTCACAATTCTACTGCCTCAACTGACTCCTGCATTAGGGGGATTCCAACTTTTTGTACTAGCGATCTTGCAATTTGTTGGCCTGTAGCAAACAAAGATTTAACAAAAATAGAAACTCCAGAAACACCTGACAGAACACAATGGGTCAATGATCTAGGTTACAAAATGTGGAGCATAAAAGAAATTCGTGATGGCACAGTCTATAAAAGATTCAAACAAAAATTAGGACTGTAATGTGCGGCGTCTACGGTATAACATATCCAAATAGAGAAATTGTAGAAGACATGATTGAAGTTTGTGGCCATAGAGGCCCAGACGGAAAAAACATTTATACTGATAATAATGTGTGTATCGGACATAACTTATTAGCAATTACTGATCAAGCAAATCAAAGTTTACAACCATGGATCACTCCAAAAGGCAATGTGTTATCATACAATGGTGAAATCTTTAATTACTTTGAACTACGTGAAAAGTACAAAAATGTTTTTAGACCTAAAACTAATTGTGATACAGAATTACTAGCATGGGGACTAGATCAATTTGGCTACAAGTTTATTGAAGAAATAGACAGTATGCATGCCTTTGCCTATTATGACAAAACAAATCAAGAAATTTGGTTAAGTCGAGATCATGCAGGTGTCAAACCTTTATACTATGCAGAAAGAGGACTTGAAGGAATAATTTTTAGTTCAGAAATAAAAAATATGTTAAAGTATGTGCCTGGAAGTCATAGACTTTCAGACGAGGGTCTTGCTTGTGTGAAATGGTGTGGATTCAGTGTACTTGATCAAACTATCTTCAACAATATAAAAAAATTAACTGCTGGTGAAACACTTGTTTATGATCTCCATAATAACAAAATAAAGAAAAAACTTTATTATAGAATAATTCCATCTTTGAACCATAAATTTGACGCTGAAGAATTTAGATATCAAGTTAATAACACCGTGAAAATGACAAGTATTGGTATACGAGATTTTGGAATATTCTTAAGCGGAGGTCTAGACAGTGGTATAATTGCATATGAAATGAACAAAATTAATCCCAATGTAAAAACTTTTACAAATAGATTTGATCTTTCCTGCTTGCCTAAAGATGGCACGAGAGACGGCTGGAATGATGATGCTGATGTGGCAAAAATTTTAGCACAACAGGAAAATTTTAATCATAAGGAAATAATTATTTCGCCACAGACACTGGTTGATAATTGGCAAGATGGCATAAAAATAAACGAAGAAGCAATTATGAATTTTAACATGTTTGCTTATCATTATACAAATGCCTACATGAAAAAGAATGGTATTACTATAACCATGGCAGGTGACATGGGGGATGAACTTTTAGGCGGATACTACAATCATTTGAACTATCTTAATGAAAAACAAATTAAAACTCCTAATCATTTTATTGAATATTTTTCAAAAATAAGCACGGCACTTCCAAACTTTCGAACTCCTGCTAGAATTGACCCAACACAAATAATGAAAAAATTTAAGAAACTTTACGTAGACGACCTTTGGAATGGTGCTGATCCTTTGTCGTCATACTTGGCTATTGAATGCCTAACAATCGTGCCTGATCAGTATCTTACACGTAATGATAAATTAGGAATGAATAGTTCCATCGAAGGTAGGTTTCCTTTCACAACAAAAGCATTTAAAAAATACTGTTTTAGCATACCGTCAAGTCAAAAAATAGAACGCAAAAGACAGGTGTTAAAAAAACCAACTAAAATTGCCTACAAAAATATACTGCCAAAAGAAATGTTAAACAAAGTTAAATCTGGTTGGAGTGGGCCAATCGGACAATGGTTATCTAACAACACTGAAGTGCTAAAACTTTTCAATAAAAATGTAAATCTCAATGTGCCTGCAGAAGCAGGAGCAAAAACTTGGAAGGTGTTAGGCAGACAATGGATATACGAAGATTGGAAGAAGCATTATAATATAGTATAATTACAGTATGAAATCACTTGCAGTAATCACAACATTTCCACCAAACAGATGGACAGCATATGCAAAGCGTATGATAGAGAGTCACATCAAACACTGGCCTGATGATGTAAGACTTTATGTTTATTATGAAAAACAAAAACCAGATTTGCAACATGAAAAAATTGTGTACGTTGATTTAGAAAAAGAAAATCCAGACCTTGTAGCATTTAAAACAAGACACAAAAATGATCCTGTCGCAAATGGCGAAGTCACAGAGATACCAGGCGGAGTAAGAAGATTACCTGGTGCTGGAGACAAAGATAGAGGAAAGGGCAGTTTTCTTTGGGACGCTGTAAGATTTTCACACAAAAGTTTTGCAGTAGCACACGCAGTAAAAAATATTGACGTTGACTATGTGCTTTGGTTAGATGCAGACACATTTACTTTCAGACCAATTTCAAAAGAATTTGTAGTTGGACTATTGCCAGAAAACAAACTTGTGAACTATCTTGGCAGAGTCACATATCCTGAATGTGGTTGGGTGTGCTACAATAGAAGACATAAAAAAATAGACGAATTTATAGATACATGGATTGATTTATACAAATCAGATAAAATTTTTCAAGAAGTAGAATGGCATGACAGTTATATTTTTTGGCAGGTATTAAACAGAGTTGCGAAGGACGAAGGAGAAGATATAGGTCAAGGTGCTGGAGTTAAAGGATTACATGTCTTTGTTAACAGTGTGCTTGGCGACTATATTGATCACATGAAAGGCAAAAGAAAAATAAAAGGAAAAAGTTCTAAATCTGATTTAAGAATCAAACGTGATCAAAAATATTGGCAGAACGTAGAAAACTATGATCCGTTTGGAGGTGTACAGTTTGATCCCAAACAGGCAAAAGATATTATTAGTAAAGTGGCTAAAGGAAAGCAAGGCAACTAATGAAGATAAGTGTGTTTCCAAACTACGGTAGCCTAAATTCTCAACCGGTATTCAAGGCGTTTATCGAACACTTGCAAAGCAAAAACGAAGATGTTCAAATTAACAAATACGATAACAGTACAGATGTTGCAGTCATTTGGTCTGTGCTTTGGCGTGGTCGAATGGAACAAAATAGAAAAATTTGGGAAGACTTTAAGAAACAAGGGAAGCCAGTTGTAGTATTAGAAGTTGGCGGTATAAAACGTAACAGTTCATGGAAAGTTGGAATTAACGGTATCAACAATGATGCGGACTTTGCCAATCAAACTGTTGACAACAAACGATGGCCTTTGTATAAAATTGAAATGAAACCATGGAAACAGACCGGAAATGTAATTGTAATCTGCGGACAACATAACAGTAGTTTACAATGGAAAGGATTACCTACAATGAGAAAATGGCTTGTTGATCAAGCCAAAGAAATAAGAAAAGTTACTGACAAACCAATTCTTATTCGTCCACATCCTAGAGAACTTTTAAGTTTAAACACAGAAGGAATAAAAGGAATAAGAGTTGATTTGCCAAAACGTGATTGGAAAACTTACGATGATACAAATTTTAAAAATATTTTAAAAAGCACTTGGGCAGTAGTCAACCATAGTAGTAATCCGGCAATGGAGGCAGTGTTTAATGGCATACCGGTATTTGTATCTAATTCTAGTTTGTGTCAACCTGTTGGCAACGTTGGCTATGCTGATTTGCTTAAACCTAACATGCCTAACAGACAAAACTGGGCAAACAAATTAGCCTACACAGAATGGTTTGTAGATGAAATACGAGAAGGCAAACCATGGGCAAGAATAAGAGAAAGACTATTGGAGAAATATATCAATGCCAAAAATTAATCTCAATAAACCAGAAGTTGACGTTATAGAGTGGACTCCTTACGTTGGAGAAACTGTAATAACAAAAACAATTATTCGCAAAGGCAAACGTATTCAAGAAACCAAATATATAGAAGATACAGTCAAAGCAGTGCCAAAAGGCAATGCATATATTATTGGAAACGGTCCTTCAAGAAAAGATTTTGATCTTAACATGTTGAAATCATCTGGACAAATTTATGGTTGTAACGCTTTATACAGAGACTTTACACCTGATTATCTTTTTAGTGTGGATGCAAAAATGAGTAAAGAAATAAGTGATAACAATGTGCCTGAAAAATGTATTTGTTATGCTCCGATGTTAGAAGTAAACCGAAACAAAGGTCTCACTTTAATACCTAAAAATCCTCACTACATTTCTGGCAATCAAGCAATTTGGACAGCAGGTGTTCATGGACACAAAAACATTTACTTGTTGGGTTTTGACTTTAGAGAATTTGGCAGAGACCAATTAAACAACATTTATCAGAACACAGAAAATTATGGTGAAAGACACAGCGATACAATTTTTGTAGAATGGTTAAGTCAATTTCGAAGAATGATTAAGCAAAGACCTTATTGTAAATTCACAGTTGTACATGACAATCCTCCTGAGTACATGAACTATCTTCAAACAGGTACAGACCTTAAAAATACTTTTTTATTAACTTATAAAGAATTTAACGATAAAGTTTTAAACCAAGTCTCTTAAACTTAGATCTGAAACTATAAAAATTATTGTTGTGATTTGAGTATGGGTCTTCCATCACTTGCATCTGATACAGGTGCACCATTTCATGTGCTAAAGTTTCAATAAAATCTTTCCATTTTGGAAACTTGCTATGGAGTTCTAATCTGTATTCAATTTCTGCTTTTTCATATGGTATTACATTTTGATTATAGGTACCTGCTCTGCATTTTCTATTGTCCCAATTGGCTATACATCTACCCCAATCATGATGTAAGTTTTTTACAATTAGTTCAGGCTCTATTAATCTACCATGAAAAAGACCCCTGTTAAGGGTTCTAAACCAACTCTGTGCTACTGGTAATGTTGGTCTATAAGCCTTTATGTGTTCTCTCTTTTTAAGAGCATTTTTCACCCTTAATCTGATCGATTTTCTGGTATTTTTAATTTTTTTCTTCATAATAGATTGACAATATTACCAACTGTGCTATACTGTAATTATCAAAATAACGGAGTTTAATATAACACATTAATATGCCACATCCAGTAAAAACGATAAACGATTTAATTAAAATACTAGCATATAATGACTGGGCCTGGGAGGATCTTTCTCCACATCCAAAAGACAGAACCACAGTGACTTCACTAGCAGAGGCTCAGTATGCCTGGACAGAAAAGCAGGCAAAATTAGCAATTAGTCTACTAAAAAGATATCTTACAAAATTTGAAAAACATGGATTAAAAGTTAGACCTCTGTTAAACAATCCAATTTATGATGCTCCTTTTAGAGTAATCAGTGCTAAAAAAATTATTGAAGAGGTGGCAAATAAAGACAATGAAATTTCAATACAACTTACTTTTCCATATGATAAAAAACTTGTAGATTTAATAAAATGCATTAAAGAAAAAAGAGGACTACCTCGAGGCTATCTTACATTTGACGGTGAAAGCAAAACATGGACAGGTGTAAAATCTGATGTAATGGTTTATTATACTACTCTTATAGCAATAAGATATAATTTTGAATTTGCAAATGAAAAATTATTAGACGAATATGAAGAAATTAAAAAAGAAAAAATAACTTTTAAGAACCCTTCTGCAAATATTAAAAACAATATTATAAATTTAAATAATGTGTCCGAAAGTTTATTAGAATATTGGCAAAAAAATATACAATCAAAAAAACTACTTTGCCAATTAGATAACTTAAAACAAGTTGGAGTACCACAAAAAAAATTAAGAGTAAAAGCATATTCTGAAGTGGGCAAAAGAATAGCACACAATCATAACAAACACCTATGGATAGATAAAGATGCCTATTCTAAAGACGATGTAATACTAGGATTCAAAGAACTTGATATGTTTCCTATTATTATGCCTGTGTCAGGTGATATTACAGATAATATTGCTGATACAAAAGATTTTTGTGAATGGTTAAAATGTTTTGAAAGACACGGACTAGATCCACTAAAAAATTTAAGTTGGGGATTTGAACTGAAAGAACCTAAAAGAAGACAGGACAAAAGAAACGAAGAGGAAGAAAGATGGCTTATGCCAGAAACTCCAAAATGGGACGAAGAAACTTTCCAGCAGGCATATGACCTTTACCAATGCAGTAAAAGTTTTAAACATTTAGATACAAATACCAAAGTCTATTTTATTAGGAACAGATTGCCAAGATCTTTTATGCGGTATAATCAAAGAAAAGAAGTTTTAAAATTTCAAAGTGCCTTAATTGCAATAGGTGGTGGCTTCTATGCCACTGGTGGAGAGAATATTAAAAGATTACTTGATAATTTGCCTAAAAAGTTGTATTATAGTACATCACGACCAATGAGTTACGAGTGGGTGAGTCGTGCTATAAACAAACTATGAGTTCATGTAAATTAGTAATAAAAGATGAAGTAAATGTAAAGTTTGAGAATTTATCTCTTGAATGGCGTAAAAGACTTTCCAATAAATTTAAGTATGAAGTACCTTATGCAAGACATTTGCCTGCTGTAAAACTTGGAAGATGGGACGGAAGGATTGCATTTTTTGGTTTGGGCGGCACAACATATTTGAATCTTGTTGATCAAATATTACCTATACTAGAAGAGGGTGGAGTGTATGTTGACTTTGAAGATCAAAGAAAACCGCATGACTTTCAATTCAAAGCAGTTGATAAAAATTTTTTAAGTGGAATTACTTGGCCTAGCAATCATCCTTGTGCTGGACAGCCAATAGTGTTAAGAGATTATCAAGTGGAGACGATAAACAAATTTATTGAAAATCCACAATGCATACAAGAGATCGCCACTGGTGCAGGTAAGACCATTATTACAGCGGCACTGTGCCAGTTGGTCGAACCATATGGT